ATAACGAGCCTCAGCAGCACGATACTTCAACAACTCCTGGTCACCAAGCCACTTCTCCTTAGCAGTAACAGCACGAGCATGCTGAATATTCTGGTCCATGAGATCAACATTCTTCTTAGCAACACGCATAGCCATAGCACTAGATGCACCTTCGGTAGCAGCAGCACCAACATTACCAACTTGAGCCTGCGCACCACTACCACCGGTAGCACCACCAAGACCAGCGGCCAACATAGGATTGATGCCAGCTTTACGCATATCATCAGTACCACGTTGCCAAGCAGTAGAACTCATCTGCTCTTCAAACTGCATGCGCTCACGCGCCAATTTAACATTAGTCTTATTAGCAGAGCGTTGACCAAAAGCCGAAGAAGCAGCACCTAACAAAGGCAAGCCAACAGCAGCGATAGTCAGCGGATCCATAATTAGAACCTATCAATATTACCAGGAACACCGTACAACGGCATCGGTCGAGCACACCGGAGACTAAGATAAGCATCAAAAATAAAATGCGGCTCAGTAGTCACAGCAATGACACGATCGACAGGAGGATTCTCCTCAATAAAGGCGGCATTAAGCGCAGGAGCAGTAGTAAACTCTTGACCCAAATGCCAGATATCCAAACTATTAGTTTGCGTCGAACGCATTAGGCCAGTCAACCTCGAAGGCTTATACCGGTACTCCGCATAACGCTCTTGATAACCAAAAACAGCATCATCAGTAGCATCCACGCCAGTAGTATAAATCTCCTTATTCAGAACCGCTTGCTCACCAATATGAGCCAGAGCCGGCCAATAAAAATCATACCGAGTCTGGCGCGACCACATACGCTCCATACCTTGCTGATACGTCAAATCAGCGCGGACACAAACAAGACCAAGTAAAGTACAATGCTCGGTAAAAGACTTATGAAAACCAATACCATGAGCAGAAGCAGTACCAAACGCGGCCAGGTCACCTTGATTAACATTCTCAGAACCTCCGGTATTACCAGAAGTATTAGCAACAGGGCTCACATTAACCATAACAGTACCACCACCGAGATACTCGGGGCGCTGCATCCGTGCATCATCCGAAATGACACCAAAGTGTGAACGCACAATCTCAATATACCTAGTACCACCACGCGCATCACGCTCAATCAACTTCTGCGTCTGGAAAGCATTACGCAGGTCATTAATAGTAGCAGCGGTAGCATTAGTAAGATCAGCAAAAACAGCCGGATATCCCGGCGATACAGTCTCCACGAAAATCTCATCAGCACCACCAGAAGCAAAACTATGCCAACGAGCGAAAGACGTTGCAGCACTCTCACCAGTCTCGAACACAGTCTGTGAACCAGTCGTCTCAGCAAGAGACTCCTTACCAATACCCTTTACAGGAGCCTGCGTACCAAGAGGAATCGAAACAGCAGTACCCTTCTGCGGCCAAGGCAAGCACGAAGTAAAATAATCATGGCGCTTGCCACGCTTCAACAACACATAATCCGAACGATTGTCCGGGCCATCATCTAAATCAACAACTACACTATCCTGTAGATTCTCATCTCTAAACCAGTCATTCCAAATAAAATTATATGCCCGTCCATGAAGGTTGTTCCAAGTAACAGTTTCAGGGCTATAATCAGCAACAGGAATACCGAAATAATCCTCAAGAGAGCCAGCAGCAGGGAAATTAGAACCAGACACAGTTGGCACAGTAAAACTAATGCTATCTCCCGGATCATCCTGGGCTCCATTGAACTTCTCCCAATTATTCCAAAGCAACCGATTAGGCACCGCAAAAAAGAAAAAGTCCATAAACAAGTTGTCCATTATGGGCTTAAGCGGCGTAGCTAATCGCGCAAAAGCAGTAACACGCATACTAAACGTATCACCTGGTAACGCTTCATCACAATAGAACGGAATCAAATAACCAGCATCAAAAGTAGTCTTATATCCATGCGAACGATCAAACGACGAACGCGGGATATTCGCCTGTGGAACCTCACTGAAACGATGCTGTTGAGTGGATGGCACACGCATCATTTCATCGCCTCCCTGGCCTCGTCGACCAGCTCAGGGGTCCCGGTCACCTTGAGCGCCGAGAGCCGGCACACGACGACAGGGCCAGTCTCACAAGGGGTGATCACGCCTGTCCGCTCATCAAATTCACCCAGCTCATGCAGAATAAAATCCTCAGTATACTTACAAAACTCATGGTTGGGGTCATTAACTACATCCGTCAACGAACGAGTAACCACTCCAGCCGTCTCACCAGGAAACGGCCGCTGAAAAGCCATAGACTTATCATCATAAATCGCAAAAATCTTCACACATCACCTCGGGGAGTTAAAGACAAACCAGCTTCAGCGCACACCTCACGCACACCGAGTCGCGACGCAGTACCCTCGCGAGCGTCAAACGCACGCATACGCTTCCTACGCACGGCTTCCGCCGCCTCCGGGTCAATCTTCTCGTGGAACTTATCATAATACCTCGGAGGTTTAGCAGGAACGCCACGCGAAATTACCTCATCATGGGAAAAAACTTCCTCATGGAACTTCTCAATCCACCGCTTACCAATAGCAGGATTACGCGACATGGTGGCGAACTCAGGCTCAACAGAATAAATCTCACCGGTCTCACTATCAACACGCTCATAGTGAGTCTCAGCTTTAGCACCAGTCACCTTCTTAGTCACATAACGCGCAATATACGCAGCAGACTCGAAGGTCAAGTCACCGATAGTGACTTCACCTTTACCCCACGTCTTATTAAGACGTGGAGAACACAGCAAGGGATAACCGCCCTTAGACATGCGGGCAAGCACTCTATCCTCATGCCAATCAATACCAAACATGGCAGCATGGTAATGGGGCCGCTTGCGTTCATCACCATACTCACCACAATGGAAATACGAAACCTGCCGATGCCCATACGGGCCATCGTCGCCTTTAGAAATCTCCTTACGCAGCCGCTTCATGAACAAAGGAAACTCATCCTTAACAAGACCGTAATCCTCAGGGACATGATCATTGTCATAGGTGAGCGTCAAAAAACAAACCTCATCATGCATCTGGGCCTCATGCATCATACGCACAGCCCACTGCCGGGAATTCTCCAACCGGCAACCAATGCAACGTCCACAAGGCACACTCATAGGCGTACCAAAAGAAACACTGCCCATCGCAGTATCACCAGCATGGCCACCAGTCGGAATAAACTTACCTCTGGCATACGAACCATATACAGGCTTATAACAAGGCATAGCTTAGTCGTCCTTACGAGTACGCTTACTCTTAGAACGCGGAGCAGGCAAGAACCAGCTCACAAAAGCCACAACCAAATACGACAAAGCCTGAATCACTTCATCCGGCATTATAGACGAATACCTCCGCGCATCGGCCGCGCACGCAGCCGATTTTTAGGGTGGACAGAACCAGCGCCGGCACTACGGGAAAACTGACGGCGCGAACCACGACCAGACATCCGGCGACGCTTCGCCATAATTAGCCTCCAAGGCTAACGAGAAATACCGTGCCACATTCGGGGCGACGGCAAGAAAATCGTCCGATCAGCAATGTCAAGATGCACATGCTCATCATAAATACCGATCCGACGAATACCAAGCAACTGAGCTGAAAAAACAATATGCCACAACTCAGTCTCATTCTCATATAAAACATCAACAGCACAACCGCTATCGTGGGAACGGGAGTCGCCACGCCAATCACTCGAAATTCTAAACGGAACTCCCGCATGCCCACGCACGCGATCGAGAAGTAACAGGAAGTCTAAACTCATCCGCTCAGGATGATCAAACTCATCCGCCTCGAAATACCGCAGGCTTTCGTAATCAATCTGCAAACACGTCTTCATACTGTTACACTCCTGTTACAAAAAACACTTGCGCTTCGACCAAGAAACAACTATATTACACGTATCACTTAACAAGGAGGTCAAATGACCACTCCGCTGACGCGCGAACGCGCAAAGCTCCAGCGCCAGCAAGCAGCGCTCGAGGCAACCGAGGCCGAACTCAACAACCTCGCACAAGCACCAGCAGGAAATCCAGCACTCACAGCCATGAGAGCCAACCTACTCACAAAGGCTCGCAGGCAGAGAGCCATCATCGACCAAACCTCAGCATACATACTTTTCCTCGAAGACAGCGAAACCGATCCAAACCAAATGGAGATCGAAACACCAAAGAAGAAGAAATAAATTAAACATAACACCGAGGGGGTCCTCTGTCAAGGGGGCCCCCTCTGACTGACGGTGTCAGTCGGCACACTTACAGCAAGAAGTAAGTGTGCAGCGCAGGCGAAGCCTTGGCGCCATACAAAGGAAAAAAATCCGGCGTTGCCTTCGGCAACCCCGGATTTTTACTTTTAATAATACCCGCTTAACGCGGGCCCGCGCTACGCGCGGAAGGAATTGGCGGCGGGCCGTCATCCCACACACGCGCGCGTGAACGCGCACGCGTACGAAAAGACGGACCGCCGCCAGGGAAAAAACATTACGGATTTACATCCGTAGCAGGAACATCCGGTGCCGGCACCGGGGCATCCGCTCCAGCCACAGGCTCCGGTTCAGGCAACTTAGGATCATCAGCAATCTCATCAATTGCCGCTAGTCCAACATCCTTCAACCTCTCATGCGCATCAGGTTGCGCAAGGAAATCAATAAACTGCGAAACATCATTCTGAAACTCAGCACGTACCTGGGCAGGCAAAGTCATAAAATACTGTTCAGACGTAGCCATATAATTAGCCGCAGTCTGATAGTCAGGAACACTAGCCAAATCCAAATACATTGGCGGTGGCACCTGCAAAGCATTCAGAAAACCAGTCTTAGCATGCTTCTCTACAATAACATTAATATCGCAATCATCTCTAAATGACTGCTTAGTACGGCCAGGACCCGTATCAACACCAGGACGCGGATCACGAGTGAACATACCCATAATTAATTCCTCGACATTAAACGACTCAACAAAGGCAGCAATAACTGAACACTCTTACCACCAGAACCAACCTGATCAAACAATTTAGCCAAAGCTCTACGTTCAGGAATGGACAACGCACTTAACCGCGACTCAGAAACACTCCTCGCAGTATTAGCCATAGATGCATTATGCTCCATCTGCAACAAGTTACGCAAAGGTGCCTTTGGGTTACCATCCTTATCAAAATAAAAGCCATAACGAGCCTCAGCAGCACGATACTTCAACAACTCCTGGTCACCAAGCCACTTCTCCTTAGCAGTAACAGCACGAGCATGCTGAATATTCTGGTCCAT